ATATCAAAAGAAATATTAAATAATTTTCTATCATCTAAAAATTTCTTTATATCATAATTAGTATTAGTTATGTTTACTGAAACAAAAGAAGTCGAACTCCTTTCTAAATAAATTACAGGTGATGTCGCTAACTGCTCAAGCAATAAACTTTGCTCCTCACTAATCCAATCTGAATTTATTGAAATAACATCGTTTATAGTAGTATTGTAATTTGTTTTTAACCTATCTGATTTTAAATAACCTATTGGCAATGGTGCTTTAAATTGTTTACGTTCTATATCTAAACTTTTCTTTGAGTTCATTATAAAATTAAAAGATTCAAATGCTCCCAATTTATTTAACCAATGTAATCTTACAGTTGAATAGTTTGAGCATTGAGGAGTATAGGTAAATGTCTTTGTTGCTACTGTAACATCTGCACTTGTTTTTAATTGTACTACATATGTTCCATTTGCTAAAGTTAGACCTGTTGTATCAATTATCAATTTACCTGCATTAATATTAAATAGATGTTCTTTTGCAGTTAAAGTAATTGATTGGAATACTGAACTCCCTGATAATAAAACTATTTTAGCAACTACTCTATTGGGGTCAAAGAAAGTAAGTATCTTATTTTGAGTTACTTCTATATTTTCATTAACTGATAAGTTTGCATTTAGAAAACCAAATCCACTTACATTCGTATTTACATATGATGTAGGAGTAAAATCTTCAAAATCAAATATAGCATTAGTTGCATATTTATAACTTGATGTGCTTGGTGTTGCAGGGTCACTTGCTGTAACAGACTGCAATGTTGGTACTCCTGCTACATCATACAACTCTCTAAACTCAACGTAGTACTTTAGCCTTGAATTAGTATTAGCTGCGACATATGCTGCTTGAGCATTTAAGAAATCATAACTTACATAATTTTTAAGCACATTGCTAATGTCAATTGTAAGTGATGGTGTTGCAGGTTGTACAGGATATTTTAATCTTGCTAAAAGAGTTGATGTAGCAGTTTCTTTTATGTCAATAATAAAATAAAAATTAGATTGAGTTAATGCATTGTTGCTACTGATTGAATAAACTACTTGATTGAATGCTCCTATAAAATTATTTGGAGGTGTTACTATTGTTATTGCCATAATTTAAAATTCTATAACTATTGATGCTAATACTTGTTTGCCTATTTCTTTGCTCATTGATTCACTTAATATTTTTATTCTTTTTTTTCCAACTGCAGGTTCTACATAATTAACTGGTTTTATACCACTTATCTTTGTTGCTATTGCTAATTGTTTTGCTACTTTTAATATGTCTCTACCTGCTTGTATTTTGCTTTTACCTTTTGTTGCTAATGTAGTTCCTTTTATTTCTCTAATACCTGTTCTTGCTGCATAATCAGCAAATGAACGTAGCATCGTTTTTGGCACTCCTAAATTTTTAAATTTAAAAGGTGAGTTAGGTGCTTTGCTTTTATTCTTAACTCCTTGTACTCCTTTGTCTAAAAACTCCCAATGGTCTTGCATTGTTACAATCTCAATTCTTAACTTACCACTTGCATCCATTGGATATGGTTTAGGTTGTAGGTCTGCAATTAATTTTCCTCTGTCTCCTATTCTTGTTTTCTTTGACAATATTTTTCTCATAATAGCAATGCTATCATTTGCCCATTCAACCATAATCTTGTCAGCACTTTTACTTAATTCTTTTTGAAAGTTATCAGTAGATGAACCATACCTATTACCTATGCTTGTTGCTGTGCTTTCTGCCATTGTCTTTTGTCTTCTTCTGATTTATCTTTATAAAATACTACTGTATTCAAAAACTCAATTACGTTTAAATCAAAATAGAAGTCCCATTTGCTTCTATCATTGTTAGACATATTATTTATAGTTGCAATCCAACCCCATTTTTCTTCAAATGTTCTACCACTTGAGGATTGTTGTTCGCTGACATCATTACTTTCTGTGATTCCTCCTCCAAATAAATTTGGATATTGTTTACCAATTCCTCGAAATATTTGCAAAAAAAAAGCAGGATAGGATATGCTTGTTTTATTTTCATATGATTATAAAGTAAATCTGCAATCTCTTTATGATTCTCAGGATTATATTTTAGCTTCTTACCATACCAAGTTCTCTCTACGCATATACTTGCTAATATGTTATGTAAGTTATTAACTATTTCTTTTTCGTTCTTACAGAATGATGTAGCATCTATGTATTGATTTGCTCCTAACTTTTGTGTTTGCCAAATGCATTCAAATCTCCTGCCTTTAACTTTAAACTTCATCTTAACTTTAGTTTCACTTGTTAGCTTTTCTATTTCATTAAATTGCTCTAATGCCTTTGTAAGTTCATTAATAGGCATAGACTCAATCTCATCAAATGTCTTGTCGCTTACTATTGCTAACATCTTAATGCTTCTGTTTAATACATCAGTTTCTAAATCAGATATAGTTTTGCATCTGATAAATTGTCCTATTGTTAAATTATCGAGTTTCATTTATAAATAATATATTTTAGTTGGTTATTTGTTAAAGGTTAATTATATTCTAATTGTAGCATATTTACCTTGAGGTCTGTTATTCAATTTATTTAATGCAAAATATCTTAGTGCATCTATTGCGTGATTTGAATGGTCAATAGGTTTTCCTGTTAGCTTTCCATCTCTGTCTTTTTCCCATTGATATACTCTTAATTCTTTAATAAGGTTAGTAGACTGCTTTGTTATATTGATTTGATACCTTTTAAGTATGTCTATACCTATTTTAATTGAGTCAGGTCCTTTTGATGCAGGTTGAATATTAAAGCCCTGTAACCTTAACTCTTGAATTGATTTAGGTTCTGCACTATCTGCTATGATGTCATAAGGTCTAACTACATTTATTGACTTCATAAAGTTTCCAATATCGTTATTAGTCATATTTGTTCTATACAATAATTCATCTACATAAAGTTCGTTATCCATCTTGTATATTGCCATTAAGGTTGTAGGGTCATTTGTAAAACCAAAATCCATTGAATAACCTAATAACTTTGCATCTTGAGGCATAACATCAACTTGCTTCCAATTATCAAATACAACTCCCTCTAAGCTACCTATCTGACCTAATCCATATACCTTCCACCAATTTGCCCAATATGAACTTGTCTCTGCTTTGTCTCTTGCTTTCTCTATTTCTTTTACAAGGTCTTTATCTAATGCTTCATTGTCTTTGTAGGTAAGAACAATAAGGTCAGAATCATTGTCACTTAGAAGTTCTGTATGCACCCAAAATTCTGAACTTGGATTGTAATCAAGATAAACAAATTTCTTTGTCCTTATAGCTAATTGGTGGTATGCTTCAAAGTTTACATTGTTTGCCTCATTAATGAATAACACATCTCTTCTTGCTCCTCTTAATTTGTTTGGTTGGTCAGCACTAAAGAATTCAATGTATGATTTATTCTTAAAGGTGTACTTTAAAGTTGATTTATTAAATTGGTCATCATTGTAGAATCCAATCCAATCCATAATCTTTAGAAAGTCTTTTAATGCACCTCTCCTGATTTGTGGTATTGTTTCAGCAACTATACTTATTTCACTATTAGGATTCTTGTATGCATAATCTATAAGCATAGGAATAATACTAAAGGTCTTACTTGATGAAGTCCCTCCTTGTACTATTCTTATTCTTTTTTTTAGTTTAGCAATCTTCTTTTGCGCTGTGGTTTCTTTGAGCATAATGCGTTTTGTCTATCGTGTAGACAAACGGTTTTATTGACTTTCTTCAATATTTAAATCTAACCCTTTAAAGATTTCTCTTTCACCTGATACTTCTATTTCTTGCTTCTCAACATATCCTCTTTTCTTGCCTTTTGTTTTTAGGTAAAAGATAATTGAACTTGGGTTAGGTGCATCTTTTATTTCTACTATCTCTCCTTTGTTAGTTACTACCTGATGTACTGCACCCCTCATCAATTTATTCAATTGTGATTCTGCAAAGTCAATTGCCATATCACTTATTGCTTCTACTGCTTCCTTGTATTCCTCATCTTCTCTTAACCAAGCATAATGGGTACTCCTATCTATCTCTGCTGCCTTTGCTGCAGTTGTTACTATACCGAGACTTTTCTCAAGTGCTTCAATCATAGCTTTTTTTAGTGTGGGATTTTGTTTGTTCATTTTATTAAATTTAAAAACTCATTTCTTGCTTTATCATCTTCTTTAAACACTCCGAGCATCTTTGATGTCATTGTCCAAGTATCGTGTTTCTTTACTCCTCGCATACACATACAAAGGTGCTGAGCCTTTAATGTTACTGCTACACCTTTTGGGTTTAATTCTTTTTGTATTCGTTCTGCTATCTGAGTTGTTATGCGTTCTTGGTTTTGGAATCTGTTTGCATACAAGTCTACTGTTCTTGCAAGTTTACTTAAACCTACAATCTTATCACTTGGTATGTAGGCAACATTAGCTACACCAAAGAATGGAGCAGTATGATGTTCACATAACGAGTAAAAAGGTATATTGGTTTGTAGTATCATCTCATCAGTACCCTCTGCATCAAAGCAAGTAAAGTTAAATTCCTTTGGTTCAAGAAATTCTTTCATAAACTTTATATACCTCTTAGGAGTTTCTTTTAATCCTTCTCTTGTTGGGTCTTCTCCAAGATATTGTAGTATGCGAACAAAGTTATCTTCAATAGGTTCTTCTTTCATTTCCCAAGGGAATATTAACCACTTATCTTTTAACTCTTTTTCTTGTTGTTTATTAAACAATCCTATAAAAGGTTTATTATATTTTATGACATAGTCTTGTCTTGTCTTACCACTATCTATTAGGTCATCAATAAAGACATCTGCTTCCTCAGGAGTGTTTACAGGATTCAACATTGCACTAAGATACATACCTCCTCTTGGGATTCCATAATATTTTAGGCTCTTATCTAATTTAGATATTCTTTTTTTTATCTCTTCCCAAGTTATAATATATTCCATACTTTGTGATTTTGAAGTGACATTTTCCATATACCATTTTCTATACATAAATTGATACAATGTTTTAAATTTTCTGTGTTAATATTAAATCCATCACTATGAGGACTAATCCAGTAATGATTTGCTTTAATACTTGGTTGGGGTATAGATTGTCCTTTGTGCCTAACATATCTTAACTCTGAGACACCATCAGGGAAGTTCTTTGCAATTATATGTTCTGCAACTTTTGGGCTAACACAGACAAAGTCAAACCCTTTTATTATTGGTTGTAATCCACTTGTCTCTATTGCTTGATAAAATCCTTTATCATTAAAGTATGCAACTATCTCTTCTGTTAATTGGTCTAAAGGTTCTCCACCTGTCCAAGTAATCTCATTACATTGCTTAGCATTGTTTTCAATCCACAACTCAAGTTCTTCAATTGTAAATTCTTTACCACTTTCAAATTCGGTGTCGCATTTAATTCCATTTGCTGCACAAGCAAACTTAGTTTTACATCCTTGCAATCTAATAAAGATAGTAGGTGTTCCTATTCTTGCTCCTTCACCTTGTAAGGAGTAAAATATTTCTGATACTTTTAATTTAGTTTGGTTCATATCTACAATTTGTTTTTGGTGTTTCACTCATTTCTACTGCGAATAACAAAGGTATTTCTTTTTTAAATAGATTATATATTATTTCAGTCATATTCTCAACAGTCGTATTATGCAATGGAAAAATATCATTTAAAAATCTGTGGTCTAATACTTCATCTACATATTTTTTAATTATGTCAAGTTCTCTATAATCTTGGACAAAGCCTATTTCGTTTACATCTCCTTTAAGGAATACTTTTAAGATATAGTTATGTCCGTGTAATCTTGAGCAAGGATGTACTTCAGGTAATCCATATAGTTGATGTGCTGAACTAAAATGAAATTCTTTACTAATTACTCTTTGTTGTTTTTTATTTTCGTTTGTCATATTTATTTAATTATATCTTTTGAATAGTCAATAGGATTTACTTTGTATGCTTGATATTTGTTAAAGCATAATACATTATAAGTATCCTTATCAATGAAGATGCTATCTGTTTCTTTTAAATCAAAAGGTATGCTATCTTCTATTCTATAAATAATATGTGCTTTAACTTTCATATTAGGAGTAATATTATCATAAGTCAATTTATTTGTTTCAATAGTTATAATATACTTTTTAAATAAGTATGACTCAATTATTTCTTGAGCATTGTCTTGTAATAAAAATTCTCTTGTAAAGTATAAATGCATTATGTCAGTTGGTATATTATCTACTTTAAACCTAATAAAATACGTTTTAAGACCGAATAACCTGCCCTCACATTCAATACCTATCCAATTATCTTTTCCTTGCATATTAGTTTAAATAAGACATTACCTTTTTTATATTGTCACTATACATATTTACTATCTCTTCTTGCATTATATATCCTTCATTGAATATTCTTTCTACTTCTTTGTTTTCATTAAACAAATTAGATTCAGGTAACATCTCAGGATAGCATACTCGATTAGGTGCTGCTACTATACAGTCATACATTAATGCTTCTCTTAAAGTATATCCAAATGTTTCTTGATAGGCAGTAGATAAATAATACTTTGCTCTGCTTACATAACTATAATATTCTTTCTTGGTTAAGTTATTAGTGTAAACAATATTCTTAGGTAAATCTATATTGATGTCATTGCTTGAAGAAGAAGTAATTATAAATTTAGTATCAGGCATTAGGTTAGCAATTTCAATTAAGTCATCAATACCTTTTTCTGAACTAACTCGATGTGGGAATATTACAAAATTTTCTTTTTCTAATTTGTGAGGGAATAAATTAAATGCTTCTTTAACATCCCAAATGTATCCTGTTACTATTACTTTACTCTCAGGAAGATTAAAATAATTTACTACATTCTTTTTATGGAATTCACTACCAACAAATACTATGTCGCAAACTGAATGATAAGTAAGTTCTGCAATGTCACTCCAAGAATCTAACTTTCTTACAAAGTCATACTCATCAGAACGACCTGCATAATTAAATCCTGCTATCTTTATTTTGAGGTCTTGCAGTTCAGCCATATATCTTAGTGACTCAATTGCAGGAAAGAACATATCTCCAAATAAGAACCAATCACCATCCTTAACTTTGCCTTCTTGAAAAGCAATGCTAATCATTTCTATCTGTCTTGCCTTAAATTGTATCGTTCTCTCTACATCAAGAAATTGACCTTTCTTTATTTCTACTTCCTGTAATTCATTTGGATAGTAAATATAATCGCAATGAGGATATACTATTTTATTCATTAGCTTAGTATATCTTTGTTCTATGTTTTCTATTGGTATGTAGTGTATCATATTTTTACTATTGCTCCGTTTTCATTATCTTCTAATACTTGTACATAATCGCACTTGTAAGTGTCTAAAATATATTCTGCTATGTCTTCACAACTCATATTTTTAAAGTCGTGTAAAAATACTCTATCTAAGTTATGAAGTATATTTCTTTTAAACATAATTATTTCTATATCTCTATTATTGTGAGTTACCTCTTTGTGTACTTCAAAATAAAAAATATGTCTATGCTTATCTTTTAAGAATGATACTTCTTTTATATTACATTCTTTCCATTGATGTACTGCTTCATATTGAAACTTAACTACTATTAGCTTCTTCTTTGTTTCCATTTGTTATATGTTAAAGTGTTTGAATTAAGATGGTCATCTACAAATAAAATGTCTTCAATGTTATTTCTACTACTACCTGCAAGAAATAAATTTATTCCTCTTTCTTTAGAATACTTTTGGTAACTAATGTATGCATCAATACTCAACATTGTTTCTATACTGTTACTCCCTTTATGATTATCTAAGTCAGAAAATTCTTTAGGAGTCATTTTAAATTTATCTAACTTCTCTATTACTTTTAGTGGTAATCTTTTTTTATTCTTTAGTATTTCTTTGTATGCGATTGCACTTAGTCCGTTATCAAAATAAAAAATATGCCCAAATGCTTGTGCGCCTTGTATCCAAGTACTGCTATCTACTGAATGCAAAGGTAGTTGATATATTGATGGAAACTTTACATATCCTAATCCGTGTATCTTTGCACCTGTTTCTAAATATACATCTTGAAACCTTTTACTCATCCACTCACCTTTTGTAGTTGTTCCTCCTGCTACACATAAGTGTTTATTATTACTTACTGCTTCTTTTAAATAAGTATAGTCATTATCAAATGAAGTAAAAACAAACATAGGATTTAAACCTTTTTTGAGCATTGCTTCATAATTACTTTTACTCTTGTTATGGTTATTGATAACATCAAGCATAACATACTTTTCTGTATACTGTGAGTATGTTTCTAAGAAACTACAATAGTTATCTAATGTTAACCAACTAAGTTTACCTTCTGCAGAATTATGTAGAGTAAATGCTCCACTATCAATCATAGTGTTTATTCTTCCATCCTTACTTGCACCAAAGAATAAGTCACAAAAAGATTTAGACTTTCCTAAGTATGCATAACTTGCTAATATATTTAAGTAAGTATTATTTGACTTCACAACCACTGTAGTCTACTGACAAGGTATCTTTAATAAGTTGTTCTATCTCTTTAACTTCATTTATAAATTCTTCAGGTACTATAATAGTTATAACATTATCTTTTCTAAAGTTAGGTTGCTCTGCTTCATTGATATAATCTAAGTTATCCCAATTTTGTTTTACTACTAAATCTAATCCCCAATCTGCTAATAAAGTTTCATCCCAATCATTTGCTAACTCATCCCAATTCCATTCACCAAAGCTAACATTGTCTTTAACTATAAATTCTTTTTGTTGTTCATCGGATAATTCATTTGCTTTAATAATGTGCACATCTGTTAGTCCTGCTTCAATACAAGCCCTTAAACGCATATTGCCACCTAATACAGTCATCTCTTCATTGACTACAATTGGTCTTATCTCAAGCATCTTAGGAAATTCTTTTATTGATGCAACAAGTTTTCTAAACTTTTCATCTTTAATAGTTCTTGGATTGTTTTCATTTAACTTTACTTCTGATATTTTTACTTTTTCTATTTTCATTTCTTTCTATTTTTATATAAGTTTTTTGGTTTAATTTCTTCTACTTCAATTGGTTGATGAGAATTATCTAATTCATATTTATTTACAAACCTAACCATATTTTTTATTGCCTGTATCATACAACCTTGGCAATCTCCTGACCTGATACCTGTTATCTCTTGACTATATTCTTTTATTCTTATCAATTGATAATTTGTACCACACCAAGAACTTTCCTTGTCAAATATTTTTATTAGTTCTAATACAGTAAACCTCTCATCAAAAAATGGAGTATTCTGCATCTCATTATAAATCTCTTCGTATCTTCTCATAATTTAAATAATAATCTTTTAAGTATAATTGAACCATATGCACCATAACCTGCGTATGCAAAAGGCTCAGCAAAGTTTTCTAAATGGAAAACATAAGTACAAACACATATCCAAAAGGTAAGGCATACTATACAGTTGAAAGGTTTGAAGTCTAACCAAGATGGAAATTGAGTTAATGAAAAGAAAGAAACAAATACCATTGCTATTCCTATTGCTATTATAATCATTTTTTTTATTTAGGTTTATATAATTAATTAATCTAACCATTGCTTAATATATTTTTATAAGCATTATATCTTGCCTCTGCTACTTTTTCATTTGATTGTACCTGTACATCTAAGTATAACTGTTCAGCAAGGTCTTCAATCATATTAGGATTACGAATTAACTTAACCATCTGTCTATACCAGTCGTGTTTATTCTTTGCAACAAGACAGTTCTTATCAGTTAGTAAAGTATTATATGGATGTACATCTGAAACTATAACTGCCTTCTTTTTGAAACCTGCTTCCAATAATTTTAGATTAGATTTCATATTATTAAATCTTGTATTCTTTAAAGGTATTAAAGCAACGTTTATCTTGTCGTAAAAGTAAGCATAGTTATGTACATCAGTACTTGGATATATTTCAAAGTTATTTGCACTTGCTTTGCCTTTGCAAGTAAGTATTCCTAACATTGCTTCTGATTCTTGGTCTCCCTTTGCATAACCTCCATATATCATTTTAAAGCTATCTTTATATCTATAGTCAGTATATAAGGCTAATAAACTGTCGTGCATTAGCATAATATCTTCAAAATGGGTTATAGAACCACTCCAGCCAAAAACAGCACTTAAATCAGTTTTAAACGCTTTTGGTTCAAATTGTGCAAATGATGGCAATCCATTAGGAATTAAATAGGTTTCTTTCTTTCCAAATTCTTTATTTATCTCATCTGCTAATAATTGATGAGTACAAGTTATTGCATCAGCATATCTTATAGAAGTTTTGACATCAGCACCAATCCCATTTGTTTTTGATTGATTATAGAGTATATGGCTTGTAGGAAGTATGAAGTCATCATCCATATCTAAAACAAACTTTACTCCTGATTTTTTTATCTTCTCAGCAACTTTCTTTGACTCTAATATCTTAGACATTGTACGGTTGCCAATTATTAAATCAAATTTTTTTATAAACTCAATTGAATCTATACCATCTATTATATCAGAATCAATGTCTCCTGCTTGGTATAAGTCTATTTCATTAGGATAAAACTTTGCTAATGCTTTATGAGGATTTAATAACCTGTGGTAATCTACTCCATTCAATGTAGACTTTTGTCCTTGTATTGTTTCGCTATAACTTGGTATGAGTACTAATATTTTCATTTCTTTAAAACTTTAGAAAATTTTTTTATTCTGTT